TGTAGTTCCTGACGTAGCCATAATTCATTACATTAAATCTTTATAATAATCTAAAGACTTTCCCGGTGCCAATTGTTCATCTTGTAGACCCATGCCAGATGTTCTAGCTGCGCCATAACCTTTTGTAGATTTAGCCTCCATACCCATAGAAGCATACATCATTTTACCTTTTTTAGCTTTCATCATTTTCTTTTCTCTAAGTTTGTCTCTCAAATCTTGATTAGTCATTCCTTTTAATTCAGATTCTTCTTTAGGACCTATTTGTGCACCTCTTAATTTTGTAATTAATGTTTTTCTTATATTTTGATTTTTAGACATTTTGGATCCTGCTGTTTCAACAGATCTTCCTACTCTAGCTTTCATCATATTTGACTCGATGGCTTTTCCTCTTTTTTTCTCGTAACTAGATAATTTGCCATCTTTATCTAAGTCAGCTTTTTTTGGGTTCTTTAACATAGTATCTCCTCCAAATCTCATCTTCAGAAGATCTGCATGAGATTGTTTTGTTGATTTTTTTCTTAATTCAGTTTTTAATTTTTTAACTTTAGCTTTCTTCTCTGGAGAAAGTGTTGCAACTTTATAAGCAAGACTAGCACCTTCAATTCCTAATGCTAAAGGTGTTGCTGCTCTAGCTATTCTACCTATCTTACCTAATGTACCTAACTTTTTAGCAGCTTTAGGAAGTTTAGCTGGTAATGCTTTTTTAGGATTGAACTTTACTAATTCTTTGCTTTTACTTAACACTGGTCCAGTGCTAATAGGTGTTTTACCTTTAAATCTTTCTTTTAAAGTTGTAATTAAACCTTTCTGTGCAAAATCGTCAACTTTTTTATATGCTCTTGTTAGAGCTTGGCCAGCTTTAAATAATTTTTCACTCATACTTCAATCATACCACCGTAATACTTCTTGGTAAAGGTACTCACATTTGTTGGTTTACCACCGACTCCTTGTGGCTTACTTCTTTTTCTCGCAACGGCACTCCGCCTTTGAGAGTCTGTCATCTTTGCTGCTTTTGCAGCAGGCACGCATTTTGGATAAGCTCTTTTTTTGTCTGCTTTTAATTTTGATCGACCGCATGGTGCGTAGGAACCATCCTTTCGCTTGCTGCCAATATCTACCCATTTTTCTGAAAACCATTTTTTAAGACTCATTAGAATACTCCTTTGAATCCCATACCTCTTATAGCAATTCCCCCACCTCTAGAATAATTTTCTACTGTTGTAACTTTTTTACCGTAGTCTACTAACATAGATTTAGATGGTTGAAACTTATCTCTAGATTGAGGTTCTCTTACATATTTCTTTTTCTTTTTCTTTGGAAAATTATCTATAATTTTTTGTGACTCTTCTTTTAAAACCTCTATAGCTAATCCCTCATTAGCCTTAGTTACTGAGTCCAAAGCCTTAGCTTGCGCTTTATGTAAACCAGATGCTTTATGTAAAGCTTTAGCAACTTCTTTAACTTTAGCCTCTCCACCTATTTTTTTACCAGCTGGTTTTGGTCCTTTGAAATCTTTTCTTTTTACACCTGATGGATCTTTGATTTTACCCGCACAAATCTTGCTAGCGTAGGCGTTAGCATATGCACTGGGGTAAACACGAAATTTTCTTTTAGCAGCAGCTTTGCCTCTTGCACATAATTTAGTCATGCAAGATTATAACATTTTTTGTTAAGCAGTAAAAGTCCTAGACAATGGGTTTTTCTTACGCTTTATAGCTATCTTTACTCTCTTCTTTTTTTCCTTCTCGTCTCTCGCACCACGAAGCTTGCCCTCTACTTGTTTTGATATTTGTCCTCTAGTTATTGCCATAATTTTTAATTTTCTATTGATATATTATACGATAAAATTATCTTTTTTTCATCACTTTTATTAAAACTTGATTCATGTTTTAAATAAGCAGGAAATGTTAAGATATGACCCTCCTCTATTCTCAAATCAATTGGGTTGTTTTTAAGATCATAAATTTTTGTAATTAAATTTTTATTTGGTAAATTTAAAAAAACTATGTTTGTAAAATGCGCATTACCATGTCTGTGAATTGAATGATGCCCGTTTTTTCCATATATTTGAAACCACATATTTAGTAAGGTTAAACTATCGCAATTAAAATTCTTACAAATTTCTTTTGCAAAATCTTCAAAAATATGTTTTTTAAAATAATCGATGTATTCACGTTTCATCTTGGGTGTCACTTCCCAATCACTATGCTCTACATCTATACCATCTGACACTAAAGGAGTTTGAGGTATTTTATTGATTAAATCAATCAAAACTTTTTTATGGTTTTGAAAATTTTTAATTGTAAAAATATTTAAATCTTGAATCAAACTAAATCTTTTGCTTTTCCGATAATAGGTTTATACTTAGTTTTACCCTCAGATTTGTAAGCATGCAAGAATTGTTTTCTAGGTTGGTCAGGTGTATAGCTGCAGTGTATCCATCCACTGTTTGGCTCACCAGGAGTATAAAATTCTAGTATCAATTGATCATAGTCTAGGTTTTGGTTGATCCAATCAGCCAATTCTGCATTGTCTGTACCCAAACATTCAAAATCCGCAGCTTCGGCCCGTGCATGTTGGCTGTTGATTGAGCTGCCTATTTTTAGGCACAGCTGCTCACTACGGAATCCGCTAGTCACTTTAACCCTTCCGAAATGATCTCGAACTGGTTGTAAAATATTTTCACAAAGTGCTTTAAGTTTTTCGATCTGACCTGAATTAGGATTATTATTTATGTCTAATCTAATTGCAGTGTCTGATTTAATTAATTCTTGTAAAGTAAAATTACGTGAAAGATTCATTTATATTTTTTGTAAATTTGGATTATTTGATAATATATTTTTTTCTGCTCTAGGTCTAGCTACAGAATCTTTACTTCTTTTTCTAAGAATTGCCATAGCAGACTCTTTTGTTCTTTTTTCTTTGCTTGCTTTTAATAAATCAAATTTAAAATTCATAACTTATTATATTACAGAACTATGTGGTTTGCAATTGAACACTATGTAAGCTTGATAATCTTCAATAAATTTATCTTCTAATCCATTCATGATTTCAGAAGCATGACTGTAACCATATCTTGCACAATCTTTATAACTATCAAAAATTTCTTGTTTAGGCATAAAAGGTTTACATTCATTTGCAGCAATTTTGCTACAAAGAACCATTACTAAAATAAATTTCATTCTTTAATTATTTTTTTTATAGACTTTGATCCATCGATGTTATCTTCGAGTTCAGCCTTTACAGAGTCACACTGATAACGAACTCCTTCGTTATACTGTCTCTCCGCTTCACGTTTGCCTTTGAGGCATTGACGCATTCCTTCAGTTTGTATTCTGTGTTCCTTCAGCTCATTGTTTATAAACATACAAAGAGCTACTACACCTTCAACTATCATTGTGAATAACCTCCATTGCCATTTGTATATTTCATTTCACGATTTGCATCTTTTAATTTTTCAATATCCTCTAAAGCTTTACTGAGTTGACCTTCAATAAATTCAATTTTAATTTTATTACTCATGTTCATCTCTTGATTTTTTTGTAGTTGTTCTACTTGTTTATATAGATCTTCGATAAGCATGAACTGCTCAGAATCAGCGGGAAGCGAGCCAAGTTGGCCTCGTGGCCATTTGATTCTAAAGTCTGTATTTTCTGTTAAATCTTTTTCCATCAACTCTAGCCTTGTTGAATGTTGATTTAATTTTTCTATCATTTGAAAATAACCCATCGTGCCGAGTGCTACGATGACGATCAAAGAGGCAACCGTCTTCATCGGCATTTGCACAGCAGCCTCTTCAGAAATATTTAAGGGTTTATTACTCATTTTTTCTTTTTCTTACTAAATAAATTATCCATCCATTCACATACTTTGTCTAGTGCTTCAAAACATTTGTAAATAAATTTATCAATCATTTTGTTCTTTTTCGAACCCCTCTTGTAACATTTGACTCAGTGTTTTGTCTTTTTTCTTCCATTTCGTAAAACATTTTGTCCGAATCTTCTGTAACCATGTCATTATCCTCTGCGTCCCAGTATGTAGTCTGAACTTTGTAATCTGGCCAGCTGTCATCAGTAGTATAACTATTAACGTGCCAGAGAATACGATTATTAGGCTGAGCTGCATAATTCCCGTTAGCAAGAGCCAATACATGCGCACACTTATGTTCTTGAGGTATTTCAGAATGCTCGACATCCAATATATTAACATCTGGATGCCCCCAATCAATTGTAAATAAATATTCTCCATGATAAAATTTTTTATCTAGGCCTAAATATTTTCCTTTTATACCAGCCAGCCAATCAAAGCGATGAACACTAGGCCAATAACTAAAACAGTTCCACAATTCCAACTCGTGCGTCTGCATATTCGGCACATCGGCTCTATCAAACGATTTTTGAAAAAACGCTGAGATAGGCAAACGCCAAAAGCATGCACCGTTGGGAAGCATGATGTTAAATAAGATCGCACGTCCTGAAATGGATGTAATACCGAAGACCACACAGTCTTCACTTTCTCCGTGATGTTTTTTAAAATCATAAAGATACTCCTTTCGTATTTTACAATATATTGGTGGTATATTAGCATTTAAATATGACATGCTCTAGAGTATCATATTTTTTATTTCTTATAAACAAAGTTGATAACAACTCTTCTTCCATTTTTTGTGCATGAAGTTCCCGTGTGTGTAATACTTGAATCAAAAATAACTAATTTATTCTCTTCACTATTTATTTTGGTATTTTGTATCCGACAATATCCATCATTATTATTCACAAAAAATACCGCTGAGGTAAAACCTTTTTTATCAATATCTGTATGTAATCCTGTTTCAATAATTTTTTCTGTTTGTGTATTTAAATTAGCTTTTATTCTGAACATAACAGAATGATCAATTTTTTTTAATATTTTTTCAACACAAAAAAAATAATTACTTATTCTATAATCTTTTAAAAAATTATGTGTGAATTGAGGTGGTGAATTTATTGATTCTGAATCAATCGAATGTTCATTAAAAAACCATGGAAATTCATCACAAAGAATTATGTTTTTTAATTCTACAAAATCTTTTTTATCTAAAAGATTTGTTATTATTTTCATGATTTTCTATATCATGAATAATTAACATTTCCAACGTCTTCTTGCTTGTCTTAATCTTGAGTTAGGATCTTTGGCAGCTTTAGGAAATTTTTTCATTTGCCCCGCTGACCTCGCACAAAAGCTCTTTCTACGTTTTGCAGCCTTTGAACCAGGTTTGACCTTTCCAGTCACAGCCGTTTTTAATTTAGATCCTGGATTATCTCTTCTATATCTTGCGACTCCAGCTGCAGTCATTCCCGCACCTGATTTAGTTGATCTAAAATATTTTTTTGTTTTAGGTGGCTGTACATCGCCACCTCTTTTAAATTCTAAAATATCAGCGTAATATTCTAAATCCATCTTACGTGAATGTAATTGTTACACCAACAGTTCCAGCAATTGTTGCATGAATACCGTCTTCAAACAAAATACCATTTCCCGGTAAATACATATCTAAACCTTCAGTACCAAACAAGTAAGTTGCTACAGTTGTGCCTGAAGCACCACCACTTTTGAAAATGATAGATCCACTAGCGTTGCCTTTAGCTTGAATCGAAGTAAGTCTTGCTCTTTTATTTTGTGCTACCATTTGTGCAGTAGCTATAGCATGAGCACTCGATTGATCTGATGAAAAACTTCCTCCACCCATAATTTTCTCCTATAGTTGTGGCTCTCCGAAGAGAGCCACTAATTAATTATTACGCTGCAAATGCAAATGCACCAGTGACAGCTGCTGCTGCACCAGTCATTTCAGATGCAATATGCCATGTGCCATCTTCAAAACACATAAAAGCAATTTTGCTTCCAGTTGTAAAACAGTTTGTTGCTGCGTCAGCTGGAGTGAAAACTAATTGTGTTTCACCAGCTGCTGAAGTATCAAAAGTTACTTCATTCGCTGCTCTTGACTCAATTAAAGAACCAGTTGCCCAAACGTCAGTTCCTGCTGCATTAAAAGTAAGTGTAGCAGTTCCGCCCGCTGTGTCTTTAGATTGAACGTAAACCGCAATTGCACCTTTAGTTGCTGCTGGAAGTGCCACCGCACATGCCGCTGCTCCTGTATAGTTAACAACTGCAATTATTCCATCAGCAATAGAAATATTTGCTCCTGTTGCTGTGTCAGCTAAAAGCAAGCCTGTAAGATCAGGCATACCTGAACTCATTCTTGTTGTGATTGCACCAGTTGATGCATTTTTAGTAGCCATTTGAAAGCCACCTTCAGAACGTACTGGTCCTGAAAAAGTAGTTGATGCCATAATTTTCTCCTTGTATAGCGTTCGTTATGTAGTCTCTATACCGTCTGCCTAGCCAGTCTACATAATAATTTTTTTCTAGGTAAATTTATTATACATAAAAAAAGGGGCGATGTGAACACCGCCCCTTTTGAGTAATTAATATTTATTATTAATTATTAGCTAGTTGGTAGATTTCCATTACCAAAGATTGCTCTTGGATCAGAGAATCCAAAAGAGTATCTTTCTCTAGCTTTAAATCTTACGTTACCAGTATCGAAGTCACCTTCAATCGCAGTTTTGATTGGTGATCTAACGAAGTGTTTTAATCCGTTAGGCACATCAGTCAATAGGAAGAAAGAATCAGTATCAGTTAAGAAATTGTTAACTGAGTACCCTTCTGGTACCATTCCCATTGAAGCGATTGCGTTGATATCGTTATCAGCAGTTCCGACTCTTTGAGGAGTCTTCATCAATCTCTCAGCAGTAAATTGTAATTCTTTTGGAATTATCATTTTTCTACCTTGAGTAGCGATTCTTAATCCTCTTTCATCTACAAATCCTGCGATGTCGATTAACGATTGCTCAAGTGAAGTTTCGTTTAAGTCTGCAGCAACTGAAAGAACGTTTGCAAATGTACCACCAGTAGCTAATGGGTGGTTGTTCGCTATTAACGGAACACCGTCTCCACCAGTCACAGCAGTAAATTGTGCTTGGTTCAATACGTTAGCAGCTTTAACTTGCTTCGTATTAGACATAGATCTTGCAAGAGCTCTTGTGTATCTTGCAGCTAATCTGTCATATAGGTTGTCTTCGATTGCTTCTTCAGTGATAGCAAATGCTAAAGCAATTGTTTCGTGGTTGTATCTAGCTGTGAAAGTTTCACCCGCTGTATCAAACACTACTCCAGCACCCTCTTGTTTAGTTGGTGCAGAAGCAAAACCGCTTAACATTACTTCTTCTTCAAAAGCTCTGTCAGATGTTTCAGTTACGAAAATTTCAGCATGCTGATTTTCGTATCTACTGTATTCCAGGCCGAATAAAGCATTCAAACCTGGCTCTAGTTCTTTAACTAGTTGTGATCGTGATATTGCCATAGTTATTCTCCCTTATTACGCTATACCTGTTCCACTTCTGTAGAAGTGGTTGTTGATTCTAACAAGAATATTTGCGTTAGCAGAACCTGTGTCAGAGTTTTCTGGGTCTTGCGAAATATCAATCGCTTGAATTGCGAAAGTAGTTGCAGTACCAGAAACACTTACATCAAGTTGTTGTTTCGATATTCCAGTTTGAGTTACACCCGTTGTATTAGTAACAGAGTAATTCTTAAACAGATCGGCTCTTGTAAAAGTATCATCAGCATCTACTAAAAATACTGCATCTGGATCGTCAATGACGAATGCAGTAATATCGCTAGCAGCAATTCCGCCAGGATAATAGTTACTGTATGTTGGCTTTTGTGTAGTTGGGTCTGTGTAAAAACATCCGTTAAAAACGCCTATAACAGCATCAGATGTGTTAGGACCATGCCTTTGGATATTTCCAGTTCCTAATGGTTCAACCATTTCTCCTTGGAAAATCGCACCTGCTAATCCTGACGCAATCGTATATCTGTTTTGAGCTCCAACTAATGGTGTACCGTCTAGTTTTCTGTAAGGTCTTAGACCAAACTTTTCACTTACGTTTGCCATGTTATGTTTCTCCTTTTAACAGTTTATTTTAAACCCTAATGGCTATTGCAAAATTATTTTTTGCTTCCACCACCAAAGGTCACTTTAGACTGCCTATCAATATTGATTGGCATGTCTGGGTGCTGTTCCTTCATAAGATCATTGTCCACCGCATTCATTCTGTCTTGCGTAAGTCTTTTAAAATACTCCGCACGGCTTTCCAAAATCTCATTTGGTATCCTTGCCAGCACAAGGCCCCCAATTCCAATACACCCCTCGTATTTACCTTCGGTATAGTAAGGATATTTGTTAGTGCCGATCTCGTTTTGAACTTGTTCGACTTTTACAAATTCCCAACCTTCCCTCATTTTTTTAGATACATTAGCTGTATCTTCAAAACCTTGAACGGTAGTACGAATCCATCTATGGCTGTACCCGTTCGGTGCAGGTGGCGCATCCAAACTGGATGGTGGAGCCCAAGCTTTTTTGGCTTCTTTAGTTACCTTAGTCTCAGACTCTCGTGAAGTTCTCTTAATTGTACTCATTATTTATCCTCCTTCACGTATCTAGCGTATTCCTCTAGTGGCACCCCTAATCGTTTAGCAATAGCTACTTGTGACTTGGTGAGTTTCACAGTTCTGCGTCCCTGTTGACTACGACCAGCCGAAGCAACCGTTTGGACGGGTTTCGGTGCTTCTTTTTTTGGCTCGTCCTTAGTGTTATCAAAACTTTCAGGAAAATACTTCCTTAGTCTTGAGTTAACTTCATTATAATACTCATCACTGTCTACTTCAATACCCTCTTGTGAGATATTGTTGTGTATCGTGATAGCAGCATTAGTCATGACCTCATCAGTTCCAAACCATTCATTTTCCTCAGCCCACTTCTTAGCTCTAGGTGTAATTTGAGTTTGTTGTGATGATTCCGCTGTTTGAGGTTCAGCTTGTACGTTGTTTGTTGTTTTTTTGGTTTCTTCTTCTTTTTTTTGTTTTTCTCTATTAGATAATTCTAATCGAGCCTTTTCTTTTTCCACAGCTAATTGAGTCAGCTTATCATTTGCTTCCATAATTTGTGAAGCATCATTTGACTCAATAGCTTGTTTCAAAGCTACTTTAACTTGTTCTCTTTGAGCATCTACTCTAGCATCAAATTCTTTAAGATACTGTTCGTCAGATTCTTTAAATTTAAGAGATGTTTGGTCATACTTTTTTTGTAGACCTTTCGCAAAATCAAGAGCTGCTTTTTCTCTTCGTTCAGCTTCTTTCTTTTGAAAAACAAGTTTATCTATTCTCTTTTGATAATCTCTTCTTGATTCTTGTAAGTTTGGTTTTTCTTCGGTTGATGTTTCTTCTTTTGTTTCTTGTTTCGGTTGTTCTTTTTCTTCAGTTATTTCAATTTGAGGTTTTTCTGGTTTTTCTTCTTTTGGTTTTGAATGATCAGTATAACCTAAATCTACTTCACCTAAATTTAAATTAGGTTCTTTTTTATTTTCTTCTTTTTGTTCAAGTTCAATACTTTCTTCTTTTACATCGTCAGTATCTAACTCGACTTCTTTTTCTTTGGCTAATAGAGCTTCCGCACTATAGTCTTTTACTTCTGCCATGTTTATCCTCCTTTATTAAAATAAATGGAGAATATCTTCTGGCTTTCCTATAGTTCCTATGATCTCGTCATCGTTTAATATACGGTGTTCACCGTACTTAGTCTGAAATCTACTTCCAGCATATCTGCCATAAATGACAAATTCGCCTTCATTACACCAAGCACCCTTTGGAAATTTTTCTTTATCTTGATAACAAAGATCACCCATTTTTACAACAAGTCCAACAACAGTAGTCATTTGAATTTTGTCTTGAGTTTCATCTGCTAATATAACACCGCCTTTTGTTTTTGCTTGGCCTGACCATGGTCTTACAAGCATACGGTATCCTACAGGGTTTGGTATGATTTCAAGATATTTTTTGATGCCTTCTGGATCTGTTGGAATTTGTGATTTTACCTCTTCCTTATTTTCTTTCGAACCGAAATCTGTAAGTTTAGGTTTAATCAATTGTACCATCGTTATCCTCCTTATGCAGGTTTTTAATATCCTGAAGCAGCGTTTCTAATGCGCTGAGTCTGCCCCTAGCATACATTAACTGAGATTCCGTTTCAACCCCATAGCAGATATGATCCTTAACATCCCTAATGTTTCTTTTGATTATATTTTCTATTTGTTCTCTTGTATTTGGATCTAACATATTTTTTCAAAACAAACTTTTTGTTTTCCCTTTTCAAAATCTTTAAAATCCCAATAAGATATTGCAGCTCTTATAACTTCAAAATTACATAAACTATAATCATCAATAATTATTCTAGTGCCTTTTCTTGATCTTTCTGCAAACCAAAGAGCTTCTCTTAAAATTGCTTGAGTTGTATGAGGACCATCTAAAAAAACTAAATCATAAATTGTTTTGCTTAAATTAAATATATTCATGTATTCTATGTCAGTCATGTTATAAAATTTGAAGTAAGGATTAGTTGCAAAATCTTTTACCATCTGATCTCTCATACTGTTTGGATACGTGGGAGCTTTATCAGTCCAAACTCCATCTCTTTTCCATTTTGGTTTATTATCAAAATGTTCATAATTCAAATCCCCATATGGATCTATTGCATAGTGTTGATAATTAATATTAGGAATTCTTTTTGAAATATTTTTTATAATTATTTCTGAACCTAAACCTTCTCGTACTCCTACCTCACATGTAGTTACAGAGTTAGGTTTATCAAAAAAGGGTAATGTCTCACACCATTTAATAAGTAATTCATATTCCGAGCTGTCTCCACGGATCATATTTTAAATTGTTGTAAGATTTGTAATTTTTCTTCAGCGTGCGCTATCTTTTCAATTAATTTATCAATTTCATCAAGATGTTGTGGATGTTCGCCTATAGCAACTGGTTTTTCTAAATAAATTTGTACTGTGGCATCCGCCTCTGATATTTGTGCGTTATACCTATCCTCTAATGCGTTTATAAGGGCAGATCTAAGACTCATATAGAATCTATATACTAATAAAAAGGATGTGCAATACTTTTTATTTTACCTTGTGCTCTTAATTTTTTAAGATCTCCTTTTGTCATTTTTTGAAGCTGCTCTACAGAATATTCATTCTTTTCAAACATTTCTTCATGTGGATCTTTTTGAGCATTACCTTTAAATAAATTTTTTATCCAATTCCAAATCATTTCTTCCCTCCGTTACGAAATATTTGTGTTCCCTTAATGCCATAAATGCTCGCCACGACAAGGATCCACAAATTTGTGAACCATCCCGGCAGTTGCGAGAACATCTCGAAGAACAATTTTACCTTATCCATCGCTGTTGGATCATCCGATATGACCGCATATGCGAGCACCAACACGGGCAAACTGAGAATTATTAAAACGGCCTCGTCTTT